TCCGTCTGCGTGTCGCCGAGCACCGTACCCGCAACCGCCGCGCTGGGGGTGACCGTGCCGTCGCCGACGCTCTTGGTCACCTGGTCGTCGTAGATGCCCGCCGGGATGGTGACGTTTTTCCCGTTGACGCTTACGTCGTCCACGCCCTTCTCCGGGACGGAGCCCGTGACCTCGCTGCCGTCGGCCCATGCCTTTTTCCCGGCTCGGATGTCGCTGGCCGCCGCGTCGCCACTTCCCGTGTCCACAAATTTGGCCGTGCCCGAGCCGTCTGCAAGGGGGATTTCCACGTTCGGGACGCTCTCATACGTCACATCTCTGATTTTTACATTTTTCGCCATAGTGCACTCCTTACGTTATTATGATTCCGCCGCCGCTGTAGGTGATTCGCCCGTAGTTCTGCGGGATGGGCGCGACGACAATATTTCTGGCCAGCTGCCGGTTCGCTGTCGGAAGCGTCTGCAATTCCTCCGACGGGGTGATCTCATAGTCCCCTTCATACGCCTCGCCGCCCTGATAGACAACCTTTGCGGGCTCAATCCGCATCCGAATCTCTGGCTGCGAAAGCACCATTTTAAGCATACCCCGCCTCCTTTAGGAAGCTCTTCACGTCCACCTGAACGATCTCCGCCGCCTGCTTATTCCCGTCTGCGTCGGTCAGCGCGCATTGCAAACTCACCGCCCCGGGGCGCAGGCGCATTGCGTCTTCGTACGGGATTTTTACCAGCAGGTGCGTTTCGTCAACGACTACCGGCGTGTACTGGAAGAACTGGCAGGCCTGTTTTACGTAAAATTCCAGTTTTGTCGCCTTTGTCAGGTCGGTTCCCGTCAGCTCCACCGATAAAGCGTTCGCGATTTTCTGAAACACTTAATCACCCCCCCGCTCTGCTGCGATTCAAATACGTCCAGTTCGTTCTTTGCCTTGATAAATGTGGTGGTGTCATTGGAAAGGGAGATAACCGGCAATAATCGTGTTTCTTCCGAATAGTCGTGGTATACGATCATTCCAGAGCAGGACGCAACTATTGTCTCCCCATCTGTTGCTAAGTCCGTAGGCGCTGCGCCAGATGGAAGTGTGACATCGTTCCATCCGAGTTCCGGGTCACTCGTTGTCTTTATTTCGTTTTGATTGCATACAAGAACCAGTAAATTTGACGTTGCAGCAAAATCATACGGCATTGTATAACCGCTGATAGCTCCGTCCACATATTCAATGTCAATGTCACCAATTTCCTGCGTACTCCACTCATTCATGTCGGATTTATATGCAGATGCCAGATATGTTTTGCTTTTTGCAATGGTCTGTGTTCTTTCGCGATATACGAACCAATATCTATCTGAAAACCATGTTACCGCGCTTGCATATTGGTATAGTTCACTTCCAGCGCCAACGTTAACACTTGTCCAATTTCCTCCAGGTGTCTTCGTATAGTGTATTTTCACACTTTCATTGATTGGGTTCGAGCCGCGATACGCATTGTGGGAACAAATTAGCCACGTTCCGTTTGAAAAACTCAATCTACCTGTAAAAAAGTACGGATACAGGAGCAATTCATTCACATTCCACGCTTTATCGCTTGTCGGGTCTGTCGTGTAGATAATCTGTCGGCCGGATGCAAATGCCCAATACGTCCCATCCGTCGCAAAACCCTTCATTGATACTGCTCCGTTATCTTTACCGGTGGGAAGTTGGAAATTCACGGAATTATCAGACCACGTCGTACCGTCTTCCGTACTTGAGATAGTATAATTATGCGTCCAATAATACAGCGCGCAGATTCTGTCCCCGTTTGCCGCTAATTGCACGTCGATAGCGGATGCCGCTCTATCGTCGCCTGTAACCTCTTTACTGTATGTTTTCGTGTAGACCGTCTCGTAAGGGCCTGTTATTACGTCGGACGCGCCAATGATAAGTTCTTTTTTAAGCACCCTTGATATAACCGCCGTATACGTGCCAGCAACATACCACTTTCCTTTAAAGTACACCGAACGTGACATTCCCGTAAAACTTGGGCTCGTTCCGACTGCGCTTGACTGCCAAGAGATATCCCCAACAGTATTGCGCAGCAGCTGGCACAGCTGCGGATATTCCGAAAATGTCACCTGAGACCCGTCGCACTTCAGCCACGCATCCCCCAGACTCTGCGCCGGGCTCGTCCGGATGGTGCCGATGGGTACGATGCGGTCGACCATGTGCCGGAACGCGTCGTCGACAAGCGGGTTCGCATACGGCAATCTGAGAAAGCGCCCCGTGGAATCTTGGAGCATTGTGCGCGTATTAAATGGCGTGCCGGTATCGTCCGGGTCGTCCGCACGCGTCATGTCGTAAGTATCTGTCTGTCCGGCAACGGGCTTGAGCTTTACCCGCCCCGGAAATTTTGGAGTTCGGTCTTTCATGTTATCCCCCCATGTCTCCTGCGTATAGTTCCTCGTCCGCGTAAACCCAGCCGACCTCCCGACTCTCCAACACGTCATCTACGGCGATGATCGTCTTTTCGATGTTGTTCGCGCCTTCCCAGTCTAGGTCGTTGATCTTTGCCGGAGGGCGCGGGGCAGGGTTGACAACTGCGTCGTATACGGCGTTCGCGGATTCGATATAAGCGTCCATAACGTCTTTGTCGAGCACTTCGTCAGAACCGTAATCTTCCCGGACTTCCGCCGGAACGTCGATGCAATGCGTTCTCAGCCGGTCACGGATGGTGATAAGCGCCGTGCCGACGCGGTTCAGGTCAGACGCTTTGTAAGAGCCTTTTAAGCCAGCTTCAAAGTCTGCCTTTTCCTGCTCCGTGAAGTCGCTCCACAGCTTCTTGTAAAGCTTCTCAGCATAGGAAGCGTCAGCCTGCGTCCGGTCGGTGATTAAGGTTTTCATAATTCTCATGCAGAAGCCCCCGTTCCGACGATCTCGCACTCAGCCGCCGCGATGCCGCTCAGTTTTATGGTCATGCTCGTTATCGTCCCGGTAATGTGGTCATCCCACGGAGTTGTGGTGTCTACATAGTCACCGGGAAGCTCCTTGTCCATGACGATCTGAACGCTGTGCGTCTGCCTCCGCATATAATAGTCAAAGACGTGCTGCGTCACCGCTGCAACATTCGTCGAGTTGACAAGCGTCGCGTCCTTGACTTCTATGACGTTCGGCTTGGTCGAGGCCGTGACGTTCGGATTTGTCTTGGTCGTTACCGCTTCCGTGTGGTAGTAGGTCTTGCCGTCCACTTTGACGGTATCGCTTCCGCTGCCGGACGTGCTGTACGTGTGCGCGGTAACTCTTACCTCTGTCACGATGGCAGACTGGCTGACCTCCCCGCCGACGTAGAGACGGTTCATAGGAATCACCGTCGGTGTTTCCTCAGACAGCCTCCATACCTTCACGTTTCCCGTTCCGCTGGTGTCCACAACAGCCCGAAGCGCAAACGCCACCTGCTGCAAAGCTTCCCTTCGCGTGCAATCAGGAATGTATCCTGTTATCTTCTCGGTCTGTAGTTCCTCCGAGAGCTCCAAGACGAAATACCCGCCGAGGATGCTTTCTAAAACCGTTTTCGCGTTGGCGTTGGAATAAACAACAGCCGGGAATGGGTCTTCGTCCAAAATTCCCAAAGCGTCGATACAGGAAACGTTGTATACGTTTTTGCTTACGCGGGTAGATTCGTCGATGTAAAACGTGCCGATTTTCGTCTTCCCGTTGTACGCATAAACGGGCTGCTTCTCTTGGAAGATAAAATCAATATCTTCCATGCTGTCCAGCGTGAAATCCAGCGTGTTAATCGCCAGCTCGTCGGATATGATGTTCAGCTCTTCGGTTGCCTCAACGCTCCGAAGCTCCCGCCGCTCGAACTCTCGAACGATGCCGAAAAGGATAAGGGAGATTTTAATGGGTCGGTTTGGCAGATTCGTTTTGTTGAACTGAATCCTGATTTTGTTGTACAGTTCAACAGTTCTTTCGCAGAAGTAATTTCCGCTGTTCGGGAAGAACTGCTGTGTGGCCAGCTGCGTTGTTCCGTTGTACCACGTGATATTCAGGTCGCTGCAATAGTCCCCGGTTTCCCCGTCAAATTTGAAGTAGATTCCGAGGGATGTAAACTGCCCGTCAAGCGAAATCTCAATGGTAGGCGGTGTTTGGAACGTACAGTCTGCGCCGCTCCGAGGTGTCGACCAGAAGCCAACCGGCTCAGATTTTGGTTTGAGCTTTCGCGTGCCGTTCAGCACCCATTGATTCTGCTCCGTCGTTGCCACTGGCCCCTCGAATGCCCCGAAGGGCAGAAGCGAGGTTTTTGAAATACCCATAGCCTCGCTTGCTGTCACACTAGCAGCCGCCGCAGAACCGACCGCAACGTCCTCATACACAACTTTTACACTCATAGCGGCGTCCTCTTCGGCTTCATCGCGACAAAATTAAATGTAAGGTTTCCCCATTCGTTCTTCTGCCCGTAAGCCGTCAAAAGCTCATCATCTCCGTTTGCCACATACGCATCGAAGGTCAATGTCCCTTGTGCATACGGAACGGTAAGGGAATGGCTGTCGACAGGTGCGGAGATTGCTTCATAGAACCTGTCATATTCCGCTGGGTCAGTTCCGACCGGGTCGAGCTCCACACTGTAGTTGTAAAACGTGCCAATGATGTCGCGCACCATCGCACCGGTCATCACGCGCCCGGCATTATCGCCGTCCAGAACCGCGAAAGAGCGTTTCAGACTGGTTACATGCAGGTTCGGATACGCCGTGCCGTCGAGGGTCAAAACACTCGTCATGCCTTCACCCCCGCCAGCCTTACGCCTACACGCTGCGTTTCTTCGTTGTTCGCCTTATAGACAGCCCGTGCAAACTCTCTGCCGTTGAGCTGCAAGATGATCGTCTGCGACCGTCCGCCGGATTCGTTCATAGCCTGTTTGAATGCCTGCACCATTGTCTCAAGCGGCGTTTCGATGTTCGTTCCGCTCTTCTGGTCACCGAGGACTGCCATAAACTCCCGGTTCGGCGGGATGACCGCGCCTTCTGCCAGCCTCGGGAGTGCTACTTTGCTCACCGGTGGGATATTGAAGCCAAACGATTTGCCACCGATAACCGGCACCCAATCCGGAATATCAATGTGAATTTTATTCAAGCAGGAAATGAGGAAGTTAATTCCATCAATGATTCCGTTAATTGCCGCTTCGAACACGCCGATAAAACCGTTTAAGGCATTCTTTGCAAGGTTTGCCCACCATTCCGCCGTAAACACGGGCGCAATGTTTTTATCCCAGAAGCTTTTTACCGCCGCCCAACAGGATTTGATTTTGTCTATAATGAAATTCCAATTTGGGGCAATCGCCGCTGCAAGACTTGCACCGCCTGCCGCCAGCAACCCAAGACCAAGAGGAATTCCGGCACCTGTAAACAGGAGAACCGCGCCAAGCACAAGCAAAGATACGCCAAGTAAAGCAGTTATTACGCCGAGCGGACCGCGCAGTTTGCTTTGAATCGTGTCCCAGTTTGCCGTGATTGCTGCCCTCAATCCAACTGCCCCCGCTGCCATTAGAGCAATACCGAGTGGAATATTTGCGCCGGAAAACGCTAACACAGCGCCCAATGCAAGCAATGCCGCGCTTACAAGCGCTGTTACAACTCCTATTGGTCCTTGCAATGCCTGTTTAATGCTGCCCCAGTTAATTGCTACAACAGCTGCAAGTCCAACAGCACCCGCCGCCATTAGTGCGATGCCAAGCGGTAAATTTGCACCGGAAAACGTGAGAATCGCGCCAATGACGAGCAGCGCCGCACTCACAACTGCCATGATTTCGTAAACATTTTCCTGAACAAACTTTTTAACAGCGCCCCAGTTGATCGCAGCGGCTGCGGCAAGCCCAGCTACGCCCGCTATCATAAGCCCTATGCCAAGAGGCACATTTGCCCCGGTAAACGTCAAAATTGCGCCAATTACCAGCAGTGCACCGCTTACGATTAGCGTCAGTTCCGTGATAACCGCCTTTAGTTCTGCGACTGGTCCTTCCCAATTAGCGGCTGCTACAGCTGCAAGCCCAATAGCGCCCGCGATAATCAGTCCTAAACCGAGAGGAACGTTTGCACCGCTGAATAGCAAAATGGCGCCAAGTGCCAAAAGCGCCGCGCTCACAATGGCTGTGATTTTACCGATCTGCCCTTGCAGCAGTTCAGCGATTCCGCCCCAATTTTCCGTCACAGCATCGTAGATTGCCAACGCTCCAATTGCCATCAACGCAAGCCCGAGCGGAATGTTCGCGCCGGAGAATGTCAAGATTGCACCAAGCGCCAAAAGCCCTGCACCAAGAAACAGTTCCGTAATCGCGGTGATCTGGTCTTTGATTTTAGATGCGAAATTCGGTGCAATCCCACCAGACGCGCCAGCACCTCCGATGCCGCCCGCGCTTTCGTCCGAATTGCTCGACAGCTGATTGATTTCGTCAAAGCTTGCCATCGACTTCCCAGCTTTTTTCGCCGCGCTCCCGACGCCTTCTAACGCCTCTTGCTCGTCATATAGAGACTTTGCAGCCGCTTCCGACTTTTCGTAAGTCGTTCCAAAAATCTTAGACACGATCCTAGCCAGCAATGTTATAATGCGAGTCAGTACGTTAGCGAGCGTTATAAACGCCGGAATTACGACTTGAAGAATCGGTTGCGCCAGCGTCAGCAACGCGCCTTTCAGTCTTGCGACCGCAGCCCGTGCCTCCTCATTTTTCATGATTGTCTTCCCGAGCCAAGTCCGTAAACTTTGCAGTGCCCGAGTAATCAGGCTGAAAACAAGAACGCGCTTAAAAAGCCCGGAAACACGCTTACTGAACGTGTTCATGCTGTCGGAAACCTTCTTCGCGGCGGCTTCCATGCGCTCTGTCGCGCCGCTTGCACTTGTGATTTGCTCCGTGAGTTCTCCGGCTTGTTGCTTCGCAGCGTCCAAAGCAGAAGTCTGCGTGATCACTTTGTCCGTGATTTTTGCATACTTTCCGTCCAAACTCTCAACAATCTTGTCCTGCTCTTTTAAGATCGCTTCCTGCTCTTTGATTTGTGCTGCGACTTCCGTCTGCCGCCCATATGCCGTGATATAAGCCTCCGGAGACGCCGAAACCTCGCCGGACGTGATCTGCCGAAGCCGCTCGGATTCAGTCCGCAACGATTTCAGCGCATTTTCTGCCTGTTTTGCAGATTCTTTCGCCGCGTCAAGCTGGGATTTGATGCTGCTTTGCTCACCTGCGCTTTTATTCAGAGCCGCTTCCATTTTGTCAATTTTACCGGTCAGCGCATCCAAATCTTTCTGTGCCTTTTTGGCGTCAACTTCTGCTTGCACGACAATTTTTCCGTCTGCCATTTTCTCACCACCTTATTTTGAAATGCCCCATGTGGCCAGAACATCCTTTTCGGACTCTGTATACGTCGTTTTCAGGTCGATAATATCCCTGTTTTTCCGGTAGAATTCCCTGTCCTGTTTATCCAGAGGCTTCCCGTGCGCTTTTTTATCGCGTATGCGGACAACTTGAGCGAAGAGACAGTCACCAATCTCCTGATAGAAGCTCAGAAACGAGTACCAGTGTAGATATTCCAGCGCCCGCACCTCACACCCGGCAATCCGGTTGATCGGAGCAATAATGATGTCAAAATCCTGTTCCCACGACATCAATGCAGGTTCGTGTTTCTTCTCTTTCCGATCTTGCCCCCGGTCAATAAACCGGAAGCATTGATTTAGGGCCTCCTGATAGTCTCCTGGAGGCATTTCGTCGAAACCGGGATAAAAAATCTCTAGTGCCGCCTCGGCCTTGAGATGGTCATCCAGCTCGTTATCGGTAAGAGCGGTGAGGATATCCAACACCGCTCTATAGTCCGACCGAATTCCGTATTCTGTGCCGTTTACATCAACCGATGTCGGCAGCGCCCAGATTACTTTTTCCATCGCTCCGTATACTTCTTGATTCTCGGGTCAGTAAGCTTTTTCTGGCGAGAGAACGTCGTATCGATCTGATCAATGACGGCAAGCATCAGATTGCACCAGACGGGAAGGCCGTCAGCCATTGCATAGACGTTCATAGTGCCGAACAAAGGCGCGCAGATAGGCTTTCCGAAGAGCCCGTCCAGCATATCGCGCATTTCCTGGTCTCTACGGCGCGCGATCTCGAAGATTTCCTTTTTGTCCGCGCAGCGTTCGACTTCGGCCTTGTATGCGTCCTGCTTTTTATCCAGTTCTTCAAACGTGTTGTAGATTTTCTCTACAACTTCGCTGTCCGTAGGATTGAATTCAATCGTCACGGCGTCGTTGATGTTAAACGACACTACGCCGGTGTCAAATCTGATTTCTGCCATCTATTGCTCCCCCTTATTCCGAATCTGCTGTGAATGTCACCACGCCGCCAGTGCCAACCGCTGCTGTGCCAGTGGTTCTGTTGCCGCCGAGTGTAACATCGATAGGCATACCGACATATCCGCCGCCTTCGCCGCCAAGGCTCGAAGGTTTGACCATCGTCGCATCGTACCGTTCGGCGAACGCCGCTGTCTTGGCCGTTCCCGCGTAATGGTGGACGATAAGCACATCCTGATTCGCCAGAGCCGCCGCGTTCTGATCTTTGACTGCAAGATTCCAGATCTTCGTAAGCGCAGCGTCGCCCGCGTCGAGTTCGCACGGCTCAAAGCTCTGCGTAATGATCGGCTTCTTCATTGTTGTTCTGGTCGTGCCGAGGATATCCTTGCTGGAATCCTCCTGCCAGTCGTATTCCATGCTCGAATCCGTGACTCGAGTGCCAAAAGGCGACCAAACCGGCGCAGTCGCGGAACCCGTGTTCAGGTACGCGATGAGTAATTCTCTGTCTACCGGCTGGCCGCTCGTGGTGTTAAAAGTAGTTTCTGCCATTTATATCACCTCGTAAGTCATCTTCATTAAAATTTGGTGGTCTTCTGTTCCATCATTGTATCGGGCGAACATCGCCGCGCGGCTGGATACGTCCATACGCCGGACGCGGATGCCGTCACCCAAAGACGGATAATTCTGCATTGCCCAATCCCCGAAGCGGTTCAAAACCGCGTCGGCTTTCAGGCGCTTGTCGTTGCTGCTGCCCGGGAAGATGCGGGCGATAATTTTGAACTGGTATTCTGCCTCGTGCCCGCCGATGATATATTTCCGCGTGATATATGTGCCCTGAATCGTGGACAGCGCCATGCTCGCAGAATCAGCGGCGAGGAATTCGTAGTTGATCGTCGCAGCCGGCATATCGTCATCTGAAAAGGAATTCGCCCATACCATCATCTTCCGCGATATGTCCTGCTCTTCCTCTGCGGATACCAGTTTCTTTTGCTTCTCAGAGTCCATTTTTCACCGCCTTGTCTGCGACTCGAATCCATTTGTCTAGGTTTTCAGCCTTGGACGCTTCGAACCAATGTGATTGTGCCTGCGAATGCCCAGACGTGTTAAACACAAGGTTTTTATCGGTCAGAACCTTCGTCCCGCCCTTCGGCGCGTAAGTGCTGCCGGTCTCTGGGTCTATCATGACTTTCCCGTAGTATAGGAACCGTGCATACGGTCCAGGATAGATGATCGAGTCACCGACGACCTGTGTCCTTTGGTCCAGAGATCCCGTCAGGAACGGTACAAATGGGCTTGTGTCCTTTTGCGCCTGAACCGCCAGCGCGTGCTCTGCTTTGGAACAGGCCTGCGCGATCTTTTCCTGCAGCGCGTCAAAGCATTCGGCCTTTACACTGAATTTCAGCATGTCAGGCCCCTCCAACCTCAAAGTGCTGCATGGCCGCGCTTCCGAAGTCCTTCATATCGACCTTTGTGACCTTATAGACATCATCATAAAGCATCTCGATCATCTGTTCGGTTTTATCCGGCTCGACCACTTCGCCCTTTACAAAGAAAGTCGTGCCGCCGTTTCCGTCCGTGGAGAGCGTCCATATCCCGCTCTTGTCCGCCGCACGCCAAAACTCCTGCGGCCCGACGTATCGCTTCTCCTGACCCGTCACGCCGTCCACAGCCAGAGAAGCAAACGGAATGTAGAGATTTACTGCATCCGCTCCCTCAAGCCCGCTCTCGCGGACGTTGACGGCCTTAGACGCTTGCAGCATCACACCGCGAATCACTGTGATATAGCTTTTCTGCGTGTCATTGAAATCCTGGTCTTGCTCCTGCGCGACGTTGTAGATTGTTACGGTGTGGGGGGCGTACATGCTAAACACCTGCCTCTGTAAAGAAGCCCGGTATGGGCTAGATATTCACGTGCTACGCTTGCAAGGGCGTTCTTCGCCTCGGAAGCCGCTTTCAATGCAGCTACGGAAGAATCACCGCCGCTGCGAAGCGTCCGGGAATAGCCGCCTACAGTCTCGCTCTGCAATTCTCCTTCATCAGATGCAAGCCCGGCGGACACATTCTTTCTGGCAAGCTCCTGTGCCGTGTCGATCAGCATATACTGGTCGACTAAGGCACAGCAGCACATTTTTACAGCATCCAGCTCTGCAAAATCCTTTGCTCGGTTTTGCGTGTAGTAGTCAAGGAAGGAACTGGCGCGTGTCGCCAATCTGCAAAAGCTGTCAGCGTCTACCGTTCCCTTGTAGATATCGCAGTAGTACTCATAATCGGCGTATATCATTGCGCCAGCTCCTTTCAGTTACGAACCTACCGTCACAGTGGCCGTTCCGGTCTTCGTGCTGTCCTGCTTGGACTTTGCGGTAACGGTAATGCTCGTAGATGTCTCATTGGAAGCGACCGTCAGGATACCGTTTTCCGAAATGGAAGACTTCGCGCCGTTCTGGCTCCACTCGACATCGCCGCTCACGATGCCTTCACCAGCAACAGAAGCCGCAAACGCCTTGCTCGCTCCCTTTTTCACGGTTGCAGTAGCAGGGGATACAGTCACCGTAGATACTGTGCCAGCCTTTCCATAAACAGAGAACGGGAACGGGTTGGCAATGTCAACGTTGTACGCGTTGACCGGGTTTGCGATTTCCCAACCGAGACGCATGACCGCACGGAGAGCGACCATATCGTTCTGCATGAGGTTGTAGGTGATAGCCTTCGTGCTCGGGTCCTGAATGACACCCTCGGTGAAAATCTTAAATGTCATGTCCTGGCGGATGGCGTACACCAGCTGCGTCCAGTCGCCGACGATCATCTGTGCCTGTGCCGGGTCAAATGCGCCGTTCATCGGGAAGTACATATCCATACCATCCAGACCATAGCGCGTTGCACCCTGCATATCGGACTTGAAGATGGGCTGCCCGGTCGTGTCCTTCAGCCCGCGCAGCTTGCCGCGCATCTGGATAGCGGACATAACGCCGTTCGGGTTGAAGCCGTCAAGCTCGACCTTCGCGATCAGGCCGTTCTCGCCCATGATGTCGTCAAAGACGCTTGTGCCGACGGGTACGCCGTTACCGGCAGCGATGGCCGAAGGAACAACGCCAGTGCGCCAAGTGCTCGGCTTGTTCGTGCCGAACAAGATTGCCGCGTCAATGACCTTGCCGAAAGCCTCGGTCAGACGGGGCTTGACCTCGCCCCAAATGTCATAATCCGCATCATCGAGAGCAGCCTCGGGAATGGGAACGATAACCGCGATTTCCTCGGCATACAGCTTCTTCTTGTCCCACGCCATCTTGGTGGTCTGCTTGAATGCCTCACCAGCGCCGCTGTCAGTGGCCTCGCCGTTGACAAAGTACGCGGAGGGAAGTGCGTCAAGCACATTAATGGTCTGCGTCTTGCTGGACATATTCGCCAGTCTGCGGCCCATACGAAGAACGGCAGATTCGGCGATAGCGCCCTGCATGATTTCGCGGGTTACGGGTTCCGGGATAAGGCCGGAAAGTGCGGAACGATCAATACTTGCCATGTTGTAATCTCCTTTTCGTTACTTGAGTGCGCCGCGGATCAGATTGTTCATCGCGGCATTGGTATCTGTTTTCTTTTCGCCGCCGCCAACAGCGGCAGACCAGTCGATTTTTACGCCGTCTTGGAACGCGGATGGATCGGCTCTGACTTGAGCCTTGTGCCATTCGTCAAACCCATCAAGCGCACCGTCTTTGATTTCAAGGTGTTTTGCTTTTAGGTCTGCCAAATATGCCTTTTCAGCAGCTTTAGAGCTGAACTTCACGCCCTTTTCAGCAATCGTCTTGCGGATCACATCTGCGTAGTCATAATCGGCGATCTTGGACTTGTAGCCCTCGATCTCCTTTTTGAGCGCTTCCGTTTCCGCGCTGCCGTTCGCTGCAAACTGCTTGTTCTTCTCCGCTTCCGCGTCCAGCTTGCTCTGAACAGTCGAAAGTGCCTTTGTGACTCGCCTGTCAAACTCCGATTTGTATACGGGGTCGGCCAGTATTTCGTCAAAAGTCATAATTTCGTCTTTCATTTTTTGTAAATCCTTTCTATTCCCACAGCGTCATTCCCCGCTGCGTTTTTCATTTTCCGCGATATGCGATACGTTCCAGCCTTTCGTATCTGTCGTACTCGCTATCTGTCATATTTGACCAAATACGGTCGCCATATTTACGCTCCATTTCAGCTTTAAAAGAGTGGTATTCTTTTACCTGTGTCGCCGTACCTGCGTAAGTCGATGAACTTGCGCTAGGGCTATCCGATGTTTTAGCTGAAGAAACTTTGGAGTCTTCAGATTTTACCTTTTCTGTAATTTTTAGAGCTCCATTTTCCATTTTCATCTTTGCAAGGACTCGCGCATCCTTCATAATGAATTCCCCGGGGTCGTATCCGTCTTCGCCCTCATCAGCTCCGAGCAAATACATGACGCGTCCTTCGTATCCACCGTACTGCATCACCTGTGACGTCCGGTCAATACGAATCGTTGACACGCCATCGAGGTCTTCCGGCTCCGCGCCCGCATCGTCAAAATCACCGCCAAAATTTTGTGAATTGTGTTTCATCGTTTTGCCGATCTTTTCCGTATCGTCTTCCTGCACACGCAAACCGAAATACATAAAATCTTGTTCGCTGCAGATTTCTTCTGTAAGCTTTTTTGCAGTTGAGAAATCCGATCTGTTAAAGAGTTTGGTTTTGTCCTCCCCAAACTTCCCGCTTTCGCGCATTGCATCTGTCAGGCTCTGGCCATCTTTTATAAAAACTCGCCGCCCACTGATAGTGCGCCAAACGCCACCTTCATCCGCCATGTTTTCCACCTCCAAACTCAAATTTCAGCCGTTTGCGCTGAATCGTCTGCGAAATAATGCTTCCGTCCTTGTCTCGCAGCAGCTCCACCCGGAAGCCGGACGCAAGCGCCCGCTCGATGGCTTGCTTTAGATTTTCGTCAATCATACAATACTTTCGTCCTTTCTCTCTGCTCCGGTAACCCTGCAGCCTTGCTGAACCTGCTATATTCTGCGTTCATCCGCCGAAGCTTTATGTTTGCGGCGGTCGCGTCCTCGGAAAGCCCAGCTTCTTTGTATGCGTTTCTAAGCTTCTTCTGCGCGCGGATTTGACGCTCTATGCGGCGCTGCATCTGCGTCGCTTCATAGGCTGTGTAAGTCTTTCCGTCAAACGTGCAGCCAAGACCATCATCGATATGCTTGAGCTGTTCGTCTGTGTAAGTTCGTTCCGAAACTCCCTGAACAAACGGGTATTTGTGATGCCTACAGTTTGCGCCTGTCAGACCGTCAACATATCCGTAACCGGTCGTTTCCACAAGGTCATCATAAAGCCCCAGCGGGTCAGGTTCGCCGCTTTCGCTCTGGTAATAGACTTTCCCTTGCCAGTCTTTGTGGCTTGACCACGGCGAAGCACCCGGCTTGTCACGCGCCCCAGAGTGCGCAGACACTTCAAAGTATCGCGTCTCTAGGTATTCTGCGCTTTGGTTCGTGTACTGGTCGCAGATCTGATTCACGCCGGTCATAACGGCTCTCCGAACAGCAACGTCGATGTGGTCAACGTGTCCGCTTTCGTAATTCACAACTTTCAGACCGCCTGCAAGTTGCTGAACAGCAGAATTGATCGCCTGATTGTAGCTGATTGCCCCGCTCTGAATCTGCATAACAGCAGAATCCAACGCCCACTGATACGCACGAGCGGGCGGAAGCATCGTCCTGCCTTTGTCCACCAAAAATCCCATAGAAGCCGTAATGTTATGAAATTCATCAAGCGTCTGCGCTCTGATTGCTTCGATTGTCGCAGTGTTCACCAGAATATCAGGCTGTGTCAGCCCTGCCATGTCGATAACCTCTGTGTAATACTTCTGGTTTCTGGCAATAACATCATCGAAAAGCTCCTTGAGCTTCTTCTCACTGATTCCAGATGTCTTTCGGATTGCTTTTTCAATCTCCTTCGTGTCGATACCATGCGAACGAAGCGCTCTGATTGCATGAACAGTCACTTCGTTCAGTTGGTCTTTCAGCGCAAGCCTACTGCATATTTCATCGAGAAGCGTATCTTCCAATCCTCGGAACAGTTCGGCAAGTTCTTCTGGAAGTGCGTCTAAAATGGCAGGTGAGAACGGATACCTTTTCACCGCCCATCACCTCACTCTACCTCGTTCTCCGGCTCTTTAACAATGTCCTGCGCCTTCGGCAGCGCCGCCTTTGCTGTCGCCTCGTCCTCGTTCATCCACTTCATGCGGAACTCCCAGTCATTCATGATTCCGGCGCTTAAAAGCTGCATATCGCGGGAGAAGTCTGTAGCTTTGTCTTCGATGATGGAATCGTCAAAGTCAATGCTAATCTCCACGTCTTCATTCAGACCGGCATTCATCACAGTATTCCCCAGCCGAAGCAGGATGCGACACAGTTCCACCAGTGCTTGCTCCAGCACTATCTCATGCTTTTTGATTGTGCGGAACATGGTGGAGTTTTCGCTAATTACCTGCGTGGCCGTTGCTACGCTGCCGCCGTCAAAGCGGTAATAGGTTTCGCCGAAACCGCATTTGCTGGAAAGAACGTTCAGTTGGTCTTGCAAGCCTACATTCAGCTGCTCAGTTCTGAGTGTCGGAGAAATCGTCTCTACCACGTTCCCTTGCTGCGTGTCCTCCGGAAGCAGATAGAAACGCCGGTCGTTGTCATCAAGCGTCGGTTCGTCATCTTCCCACCTTGTGGCGGGCATTTTGACCATCATCATCATGGGGCCGTTCTCGAACTCATTGACGTAGCAGTCATAGGCACAGTCAACGCCGCGCAGAACATCAATCGCGTTTGCGTACACAGGGATACCAACCGGAAGCAGGTAGTCAAGATTGTTTGCGATGTTCGGTCTGTCGATGACGAACTGCCTCTTGTCGCTTCCCGTATGTACCACAGGGGGGATTCGCTCAAAGCCCGGAACATCGGTGAGCAGTGCGTCGGCAAGCGTTTCGTTTTCGTATCGGTAAATGCTGTTCTCGATGACGTAAAGTCCGTTTTCGTCTTTCCGGTGAATCTGCAAATACAGATAGTTTTTTCCAGCCCGTGTGACCACGCTGTCAAAAGCACACTCTGAAATAAATCCATTCTGCCAAGCCAGCGGAAAAATGTGCTCAATAGTCACATAGTCAAGGGCGATGCCGGAAACATCGCCCGGAACGGTCTCTCCGCTCTCGTTGACCGCTTGGCCGACCACACGAGGGATATACGCTACAGTTCCAAGCGCGGATTTCATTTCCTGCATTTCGTTTGCCTTGACCGTGAAGTTGTTCGACGTCAGAACCCTGTCGATAAACTCCTGTTCTTTCTGCCCCTCAAGCGTGATCTGGACTTTCTCGTTCATCAAGAGGTTCGCCCAGTCCTCACAAACCTTTTTCGCCATGCCGAGGCTTGCACGGTTGCACTTTGTCCACTTATGTCCGTTATATCGCCGGTATTGATGGAACCCCTTGACTTTGCCGACGTACCACGACTTCCAAAGGGACACGTATGTATAGAATTCCTCTGGGATTGTCGTATACCCGAGTTCCTTTAATTTATCGATAACCGTCATGCAATAACTCCCATTCTACGGCTCACAGGCTCTAAGGCGTACCGCGTCGCGTCAATCAGATGATTGTTCGCGTCCGGGTATCCGCTGATAATATCGCCGTCTTTGTTTCTTTCATATTCGTAGCCCACGAACTCATCGTAGGCATGTGGCGTTCGTTTTCTATCAATGACAATCGTTCTTCTCTGCAAGAACTTCATACCGTATTCGACCGAGCCGGGTCCCTTGACCGCCTCATACGCAGGCAATCCCATTGCCCGTAGGTCAGCCACGCTCTTTGGCTCCGCGCTGTCACAGATGACGCGCACATTGCCATATCCGCTCTGTTTGATTATCGTCGCGCTCTGCTCGTTCGAAAGCTTATTCTGGTATATCTCGTCAAGCAGGTAAATTGTTTCCCTTGCCTTGTCGTAATGCAGCCGGATAAATGCAAAGGGGTCTGGGAACCATCCGAAATCCACGCCCTGATAGATTTTATCGAATCTGGAAACTTCTTCGTCCGTGATCTCCCGAAGTTCGAGCCTGTCAAACACATTTCCGCCGGTCCCAACCGGGATACCGAGGTATTCATGCTGATACGCCCGCTCGTCAGTGGCTTTCAGGTGTTCAGCCTCGTCAATAAACTGCTGCCCCAGCCACTCTGGAGGTGCTTCAAGATACGTTGACTTGTGGCACAGCCTGTCCGCGCGCTCTTCCAAGCTGTCTTTGTTTGCCCAGTTGTCCCGGCTGATCGGCGGGTTATAGCTTTCAAAGTTCCAGAATTTAGAGCCGCCGCGCATTGTTGACTGCAAAATCGTTCGTATTTCGGCGCGACCGGCGAACTGGTCTTTCTCTTCAAAGTGCGTCACGGCAATATAGCCAAACGGAACCTTGATGGACTTTATCTTCATGGGGTCGTCCGCACCCCGGAACATAATCTTCTGGCCGGTAGGCTTGTATATCAGTTCCATCGGGGAAACCTTTGCTTCCCAATATGCCGCCATTCCAAGCTCACCGATTGCCCATATGTACTGCGCATAAACGCTGTCACGAATCGTATTTGCAACCTTTCGCAGCACAAGCGCGTGTGTGTTTGGATTCTGTACCAATAGTAGTGGGACAACTATGGATACATACGACGATTTCAGCGAGCCGCGACCGCCGCTTTCGTCGTAGTGCGTGTGCCCATGTTGGAATACATCCCGCGCAACTTCGTAAAACGCAGAGCCGATTTTTTCGGAAAGTCGGATTTTAGACATCGATGATCACCTGCACCACATCTTTATCGTCGTTTCCGGTCTTTTCCTGCACCATAGCCCATTTGTCGATCAGCGTCCCCATTGCAGTTGTAATCTGGCTCAGGTTTGCAGCCGCGAGCTTATCAGGGTCATTCAGCATCTCAAGCCCTTTCCCGATGAAAGAACATACAAGCTCTTTACGGGAATCCATGTACGCTAGAATGTCCGCTGTGTTTTCCTCTTTTTTTCGTCTGCACATCTCTGCAATATCTGCATTATTGTGCACAATCTTCTTTACAGTGTTCGGGGAGCAGCCGTTAAGCTTCGCCACAGCGTTACAGCTTCCGAGCTGGGCATAGTCGGCAACTATTTTCTTTTTTTGCCGATCTGTCAACCTCGCAGCCATAATCACCACCTCGAAATAGTTATCCTTTTCACGCTCCACCGGATTGCGGTTTCCGGTGGAGCTAAGAAAAAGGAGGTTCCGCAGTACGCTGCGTAGCCGTAAGAAGGATGAGAACGCAGAGGATACACCTCTACGCTCTCAACGATACACTATGTTTAAGGCTCTCTTACGCAAACTTTTGAATATAAACCACGTTTTTCTGCCACTAAGTAGATAAACTGCCTATGCCATTCCTGAGCGGTACGCTCCGAAACATATACCACCATTGCAGCGCCTTGTAAGGTGTGTGTACGCTTCCAAAGGACCAGATCAATAAGCTTCAGCCGTTCCGCACCATCGGGAAGCTGCTTTGTTTCTTCGACAGCAGCATCTACCGCGTCGATTTCTTCCCGCGTCATAAGCGTACCGCCCTTGTAGCTTCGTACCATCCATTTTGCGTAGCCCCACCACCCATAGCGCGGTTTGCTCACCGTATCAGCCCCCTCGTTTCATTTTCTCGTCTACGACATTCTTCAAGCACGTACACAAGAACGCCCCGTTTGTCATCACGTGCCACAGCGACGGCAGCCCGGATTCTTCGTCAATGTGCGTCGGGTCTTCCCAAATCGCGAGGACATGCCGTAACAGCGCCTCGTGCCATCTCTCCGGCGCAATGCTGCGCCAGTCCTCCGCGTCGCCGTACTTGTTAAAGCCGTACATGCGCGTTTCCAGTATCGCAAGGATGGCTTCTACGGGGACAGTAGACGGTCGAGGTTTGTTGTCGTCGTATTTTGCTCCCTTAATCTTTTCCAAGTCTGCGTCCCTCCATTTCAAAACGATCCATGTACTCCGATTTATCGATTTCCAGCCACTTCCCGTTGGACTCCTTGAAAAAGCGGCCTACTTCCTTTCTTTTCCCATCCGGTGTCTCAGCGCTCCAAATTGCCATTGTATCGTAGTCACCTAATTTGGGGTCTACCAATACCGTCGTCCGGTGGGCAATAATCGGCTTGTTATACGGTGTATACGGAAATGTAATCGGGAATAATTCTCCTAAAATATTTGCGACAAAACTGTTGTGCCAGTATGTACCGCTTGGCTCATCTTTGCAAATGAATCTGTTGATGTCGCTGTATTCTATATGCCCATCGTCGTATACATACTTAAACAGGGCACTCATGCGCTTGCTCTGGTAGCATGTGTATTTGTGTTCTTTATCCGTCCAACCGACCTCATTCCATGCGTCTGGCGTATCCTCAATCGGGGAAAGCGGTTTGCCGTCAATTAGGCGATTCAAAACCTGCTTTGTAATGGAAATGCTCATGCCGCTGTGGTCATCTTCAAGCAGACTCTCAAACGCTTTTAAGGCGCTTTTATAGCAAGCACAACCGTAATCCCATTCGTCGCTTGGTTTTCCGTCGCGCTCCCGGCTGCACGCAATTTCGACTTCTCGTCTCGCCCATTCACTCATGCCCATTTTTCGTTGCCTCCTTCAATTTTTGCGCCGAAAGTGCGCTGTATGTTTCCTTTAGAATTTCCACCGTATAGCGCACCTCGCCGCAGCTTTCGCATAAATATCTTCGTGTTTTTATAATCCGGTCACTGGTCGGCCTGCTGTTCATGCACCGCATCTTTTTGCTGCATCCCGGACAAATCATAGCTGTATCCCCCTTATGTACTTGTCAAAATACGTCACAGCCACCGCCATAGCCGCCCACATATCTTTTGCAAACTTTGTACCGTTCACATAAAAGAAACCTGGATTTTTTTTCGTGCCTACAACGCCGTATCGATCAATCAAGGCTTGCCGGATGTTTTTATCTTTCGCGCTCAGACAGCCGCACAGATAAAGCTTCTCTTCTCTGCGATAAATTGTCTTCTTGCCGCTGATTCCTACATAAGCATACCGCGCGACTTCCCAAAAACGTCCAACCCACACGCAGGTATCAAATACCTCCTGCCCAACTGTTTGCCCCATGCTCTGCACCATTTCGATTGCAAAATCACTTATCAGTGGCAGGTCATTCATCATCTTTTCTACAATCCGTTCGTTGGTTGTCTTCCCCACGTCCAGCACCTTCCGGATTTCCTGCCCGTCGTGCTCCACCAGCACATACCCGGATTCGATATTCCCCGGGTCAATTGCCAGAATCGTTCCCACCTTGCAGCCTCCTTCCGGTCTCGCATGGCTTCATTTCAGGGCAATCGCCGTATTTCGTGCAATGCGGCTCGAGCATCCCTTCAAACTCCGGGCAATGATTGACCACCAACCAGCGCATCATTAAGACAGCTTCCCGCGTTTCTTTCGCCGCCAGTTTGCATATCCGCTTTTCTGCAATGGTCATCAGCTCTTCGGCGTTCATGTACCAGATCATGTTCACAGGCGCGTCCTGCCGCGCTGCGTTCCGGTCGTATTCGTCCTGCCGGTCATTCCGCTGTGACCGGATAAACGGCTGTGCGTGGACGTGGCGGGCTAAATGGGTGCTTACCCAGTACGGCACGCCCTCAAGATAAAACGCAAACTGTAACGTCCGAATGGGGCTGTGCTGCGCCCGGAGGATGGAGTGTTTCCACTCCATATCCGGTGCTGTTTTCATCTCCTTTCCGATGGTGACTAAAGCGCACTGTTTTGCAAACGCCCAGTCCTCATTGGTGGGATATTTCAAAAGTGTGATGTTCATTCGTCCCTCCGTTCTCCGTAGCTGCAAAAGTCCGTTTCCTTCCGCCAGAAGCCATCGTTCGTTCGCAAGCAGACCATAGCGCCGTTCGGTTTGCTGTCGTAGACTCCGTACTTGCAGCCCTTACACCGCACCACCTCCGCAACGTCGGCGGCGGGCATTTCCCGAATTTCGGCATATGCGCGTTCCAACCGTGTTAGTGCCGTCATGCTTCCACCGCGTTCTGCTTTCCGTAACGCAAATAGCGCATCCTCGCGCCGGATATAATCAGTCATACGCCATATACTCCCTTCTGATTCTGCTTTGCATTTCCGGCTTAAAAGCATAAAGCGGTGTGCATCTACGCAGGATCTCTGTTTTCAAAAGCCGCTCCGCCTGCCGCTTGGTCAGCCGCCGCTCTCGCTTCTTCGGCGGCAGCTCGCCTTTTGCCGCCGCAATGGCGGTCGGGTTGTGCTTATGTTGCCCCATCGTCCCGCACCTCCACGCCAGCCTCGTCCAGCAGGTCAGAAAGATCGGTGTCCACGCTGCTGCCAATAAAGTCGCCATTTTCGTCGTAGTGGTTGTACTCCGTGGTCGGGCGGGATTCTATCCCTGCAAACTCTTTTAAAAGTCTCAGATATTCGTCGTTATCGAAGAGCTGAGCCTGATAGATTTGTCTCAACTGCGCTTTGGTTATGTGCTTAGCCATTACCACTTCACCCATCCTCTCCCCAGATATCCAATCCAAAACCCCAAAAAAAGAATGTGGAGTATCTGTAACCAATGTACCTCAACCATCTTTCCTCGCCTCCAATGCCTTCTCGGCTTCTTCGCGGGCGAGAAATACGGTCTTGCCGATGTCCTCTGCGCAGATTTCCATGCCGTAACCAGCGTACTTAATCGTTCCGTCTTCGTAGACGTGCAAACCTTCAAAGCGAGCCTGTGCCAGAATGCCGCCTACCTTTTTCCAGTAAATCGCATCCGGTGCGCACGGCAGAATCAGGACGCGCCCCTCAACATCCGCTTTCATCAGCTCCACCATTCGTGAGATGGAGTAATCACAGCCGGAAAGCGTTTCCTCGATTTCCCGCGCCTCGGCGCACGCCTGCGTGGATAATCCCGCATCTTCGTAAGCCTTGAGCCTTTCCCAAACCTCCTTCTGTGCGCAGTTCCCGTCATGCTTACACGGCAGTTCGCGGCACTGCGCAAGGTCACAAAAGTTTCCTTCAAATGTTAGCCGTTCCATATCTCTTCCTCCACATACCGCCAGCTCTGCGGCGGGCGTGTGATGGGCCCGGGCGCAAGGCCGTATTTTGTCTGCCGCAGGCCGGTAAACTCCCACAGATCGCGCGGGTGATCGTAAATGCGCAAATCTGAGATGTGCCAGCCGAAGCCGGTGGCAGCTCTGAGATACTGGTGCAGCTCCGCAGGCTCTAGGCAGGTTGGCCGCGCAGCATCCGACGGGATCCTTCCCGCGCCGTTAATGTTGATGATCTTATCGCACAGAAATTCCCCGATGACTTTGCCGTTTCCGCATTTGTAGATGTAGCACTTAAACGGCGTATCCATCTTCGGGCGCGTCTTGCGCACCTCAATCGTCTTCTGCCCGTTGATGATCTTCTCACACCACTCCGGGCGAATGCTGATCAAGACAGCTTTACTCATGCCTTGCCTCCTTCCTCCGGTGCTTCCGGCAATCCGCTCCATTCCCACGCATTCTTGTCGAGATGACACTCACGGCATTTGCACGTCTTTGATTTACAGCTGGAGCAGTCGCGCGTATCGCACGCATACTTGCAAGTCTTGCAACTCCGCGCATCCGCGAGGTCTGCTAACGCCGCGTCCCTCTCGGCTTCTGCCTTCGCGTTCTCGGCGGTCAGGCGCTCGATCAGACTGGCGGCCGCGGCGGCTAAATGCTCGACGCACTCCCTATCTTGGAAAATCGGGCACATCCCACAACTTGAGCAGTCCCTTTTGGTGCATTGCCGCAGCGCCTGTATAATTTCCTCGTATGTCATATATCCTCCATTCCTTCAAAAACCATTTGTCCCGGCAAAACGCCGTCCTCCAGGCTCCAGTGCAGGACGTCTTCGCCCGTCTGCCAGTTGCAAGGCAAGCCTCGCTTTTGCCGTTCCGTAAGCATCCTGTCAAACGCCCGGACATACGCCGCTTTGATCTTTGGGTAACGCGCGAACTGCACCTTCCGGTGCTTGCCTGCCATTGGGCACCCGATACAACCCACACGTTCGAACCCGCAGGCGTAAAGCGGGTTCGTCGAAATCTTTTCTGCCGTGCAGTAATCCCAGATGTCAGCATCTTGCCAGTCAATGATTGGATTGATTGCTCGCGTCCCTTTGAGCTGGCAGTTTTCCACCAGCATGCGGCTTTCGTCGTTGTCATTCATCAGAGTTAGCCGCTTGGATTTGTCCCTGTGCAGGGCCTCCATGACGCCGCGGGACTTGCGCTTTTGTGATTCCGCCCAGCGAACGCCGGTCGCGATCCACCTCCCGCGGCCGCTGGTCTCTTTGAGCGCCGCGCAGCAGTATCGCACGAGACGTGTCGGCGGCATGAGCTTTCTCGGGATCAGATTCCACATCGTTACGTTTCCGCCGTCCGGCGTCCGGTGCGTATCGATGTCGCATTTTACGCCAGCCAGCTCCAGGCGGCGGAAGGTATCCCGCACATGCCAGACAGTCTCCGGTGCGTCCGCCGTTGTGAGGCTGTGCAATACCTCGTACGGGATTCCCGCCGCGCCAGCCAGATGCAGAAGAACGTCTGAGTCCTTGCCTCCGGAATACGTGACCACCAGCGGCTGCTTGTACAGGCGCAGGCTCATATCCGAGGCCATTTTCAGCCGCTCAATCGCGGCTTGTTTTAGGTCCATTGCCGTCCTCCCTCCCCAACCTCATACCAGCGCCCCCGGCCGGGTGTCCGGCGTGT